GTAAAATACATTCTTATATGTTCTAGGTTCAAATAATTGATCAATTTGATCAACTCCAGTACATGTAATATTAAGAGGTTTAGGTATATCATCTCTGGTGGTCCTAGTTGCCCACCATTCAATATCCGCTCCATCTCCACAGCCAAGATCTACTAGAGTATCGATGCTTTCCATAAATTCATCATACTCTTGTAATGCATTAAGAATATCCAAACTAGGACGAGAATTTTGTACTGGTACACTAACCATTATACTTGCACATCTTCCATGCCGGCAGCCCGTAATCTAACAATATGTCCAAGCATGAAGTTTTTACTTTCCATACCTTTAAGAATTCCTAAAAAACGATTGCGGAGCAATGCCACTTCGTTGATTAGTGTCTCGAACTCAATCACTTCGTCTTCGCCGTCGACATATTTTTCAGCATCGCGGCTGGTTAACGCACGAGCATACCCTTCTAAATACTTTTGGAAATGCCGACGACGGATTTTGCGTAACTGTATGTTGAGATAATTTAAGACTGCTTCAATTTCTTGTAGCTGATTAAATCTGTGTTCTGTAATGCCAGGTAATGCTGTAATATTCTTCTCAATTAGTCCGCCAACTCGACAATCACGTTTAGCTTCATCAAGTTCTACCTCATAATGAGTAATAAAATCAGGAATATTGCCAAGGTCAGCAACAACCTTGCTATACCACATTAGTAGTCCTCGTCATCATCATCGTCGTCGTGTAAATCCTCGTCATCGTCTTCTTCATGATCTTTAAGATAGCTGGTTAATGCCCGTTTGATTTCTGCGTCGCTTTTAAATGCCAACTTAATATCATCAGCAGACACATCATTGTCAATTAATACACTAACCATTGTTTCTGCCGCTTCGGCACGATCTACAGTATTAACATACCGTTTAAGTTCTGACCAAATTTCATTTGCTAATTCTACTGACATTCTTATTCCTCCGAGACTGTGTCTTCGGTCGTTACCGTTTCGCGTTGATTCTTAAAATCTAGCATTACTTTATCAAGACAACCTTCGTCGTTTGCTTCCCAGGCTTTGCGGAACTGTTTAATAATTTCACCATCGCTGGTAACAAACATTAAACGATTACCATCTTTCTTTAAAATACCTTTTTTCTCTGCCAGGTCAGTTAATCCACTGTAGGGGTTCATACCTGTTTCATAAGGAATCTTAACCTGCATACCTTCAAACGGTTTAGCATAACGAGTTTTCATTACTTTACAACCAGCACGGATACCCATAACTTCGGAAATTTTATTGCCATCCTCGTCTTCTTTAAGTTTCATTTTCTTCATGGCAACAACAATACTGGATGCATAGATAAAGCCTTGACCACCTGAGATTTTGTCATCTGGATCAAACATGTCCTGGCTTGCGTATGTGTGATTGGTACAGACCATTCCGACATTAAAGCCGCCAAACATGTTAACTGAATTACGCACAAGACTTGTAAGTGCTTTGGGTTTACGACCCATGTCACCTTTCATATCACCTGCTTCAAATTGGTTTACATCGGTTGGGGTAAGCAACATGCCCAAGCTGTCAATAACCCACAGCACTTTCATGCGCTCGCCATCTGGCAATGCTTTATAGTCAATCATGAACGTTGAAATAGCCTTGGCCACATCGTCGATCATCGACATGTTTAATTTAAGTAACTTGTCTGCACCGGTATCTACTCCGAGTGCATGGAGCCATGTTTCGTCAAGTGCATTTTCTGTGTCGACTAGGATAACAAAGATTCCTTGTTCCTGTGCGTTCTTAACAATGTTGCCGGAACAGATATAACTTTTACCTGCTCCGGATTCACCGGCAAAAACTGTAATCTTGCCCAGAGGAATACCTCGATTAAAGTCTCCACTAATAAGATAGTTCAAGGCAAAGTTGCCTGTTGAGATCCAATCAGTTGGATCATTAAATCCAATGCTTAGACCTTCAATGCTTTTGGTAATGTCCTTGCGGAACTTGCTGATGTCAAATGGTTTTGCCATGATTACTTTCCTTCTTTAAGTTTGTATAATTCTGTAAAAATCTTACTGCTGTCTACTCCACGCCTCTGATCCATTACTGCTAATTTTTCAAAAGACCCTGCTAAATTTTGTGTAATTGGTTGCTGTATATAATGTAACATGTTTTGATAACTATCTTCAAGCAGGTATCCTGGTTGCTCGTTGATTTTAGATTCTAATTTTAACTTTAACGAGTTTAACATATTTTCTGGCAAATGTCTAATGTTTAGGTAATCAGGAGTTAGGAGTGCTCCAATAATAAAACTATTATTATGGAATCCTAGCCCTTTGAGGTAATCTACATATCCAAATACCGTATCGTAATTCAAAAGAAACCATAACATGTTAAAACTTATCTTATGACCAAGTTTCCTAATTGTATTCAAATTATCTAAAAAATCAGACCATTTGCCGCCAAACCGTATGTATTCAAATTCTTCTTCTATAGTTTCTGCACTCACTGTCCAATGAACATTTTTGAATTTGCAAATAGCATCAAATACTCCAGTATCAACCTTACTAAGATTAGTGTTTATCCTAAGATTAACATCGGGGTTTAATTCTTTGAGTAGATCTAGATTTTCCTTCATTAGCAAAGGTTCGCCACCGGCTAGATATACATGTTTAAGATTTTTAGCGTGTTTGTAGATATATTGTTTAAAGTCGTGTTGTTGTTGTTCAGTTGGCGTTTCTTTTTTGACATTTAATTCATCGGCCCACTTGCTACTAAAGTCAGGACCACAGTATACGCAGGCGAGATTACACAAGTTAGTCCATCTTACATCAATTGTTTGTAAATCAAAATTATTAACTTGGTATGTGTCCAATGGCGTTTTTTTAAATTCTCGTATGTAGAAAATCCGGTCGCTTATGATATCAAACCCTTCTTTACCGTGTTCTAAATTATAACAGGTATGACAGCCAACAGCTGGTGTATTATTTGTTATATTTGTTTGTTTAGTTACGTTCTTAGAGCCAAGCATTATTTGCTCAATAGGGGCATCTTTAACATCTCCGATCTTGTCGTCGCTGCGGATGCAATTTTTAACTTTACCATCAAAGTTATACATTAAGCCTGTCCACGGCATAGGACAAAAATGTTTGTTTGTTAAAACATCTTTTGGATTCATTAATTCAACGGTCCTAATGATATATCTGGAATTGTTAAATTATTATTTTTAGCCATGGTTAATAGGTCTAACAATGTTCTTGCCCAGTTGTTAACATCAGCTGCTGGCGGAACTGTTTTATCTGGACTAGTGGCTATATTGCCTGGGCGAACTATAGTAATTTTTACTCCAAGTCGACGATGTCGTATTTGACGCACCGCTTCTTCTAGGGTAACTTTTTGTAGTCGATAGTGATCCATACCTAGACCAGTTAATGATGATACTGGGTCTTGGGTCATCATAGTTGAAATTACTATGATATGTTTTTTGGTTCCAGACCAGCGTTGAGCCATTTCAAATAATAATTCTGTTTGTGCATATCCAGCTTGTGCGTTGTTTACAAATACATCACACGGTTCAATTTGATCACAAATTTTAGGAGTGTTGCGAATGTTGTTGCCTTCACGCTGACTAAGTCCAACTATTTCATTGCCATCAAGAGTATATTCTTCAGCAAAAGCGTGTCCTATTCCTGCGGTGTGTCCAGTTATTGCTATTTTCATACTATACCCCGTAGTTGTTTTTGTTTTGCTATATATGCATCTCTGACCAGGTGATCGGTATTATCAACACTTAACTCATACGGGCTTTTTAAATAAGCATAACTATGATCAATACCATGCTCTTGGGCAAACGCTTGTATATTAGGTAAATCATCAACATTCAATACACTAACCGTGGTCCACAAATTTAATCGGACTGGCATTGTTTTATACTGCATTAGGTTGCGATAAAAGTCCGGCCAAGGAATCGGCCAACGTACATATTCAAATACCGAGCCTACCCCATCACAACTGACTGTAACTGTGACTTCAATGCCGCGATTGGCTATATCAACCAGTTCGGTTAGTACTGTGCTACAATTTGTATTCAGTCTAAGAGTTTTTAAATTAGGTGGCAGGTTGGATAAAATTTTCTTGTAGTTTTTACTATAAGCAGGTTCGCCGCCATTAATATCCAAATGAACAATACGCTCTTGCGGAAGATTCCAAAATTGTTCAAGATTATTAACAATAGGAAATCCAGAGCCATTTAAGCTACCTATTCGACTGCTTAAATTTTCATTGCAGGTCTGACAGGCGGCATTACACAAATTATCTAGTACACCGCCGACTTGTAGATAATCCGATTCTCCGGTTTCCTTGTCTAATTTTGTAGC